TGGCGCGATCGTCGTTTCGCTCCTCCCGCAACGGAGGAGCTTTTTTGTGCTAACGATTAAGGCCGCAAAGGTTAGCATGGGCTCAAACAGTTAGTGACTGGAACCGTGGGCGAATCCGAAGGCCAAGAGGTAACCAAACAACAGCGGCCCTATGGCAAGCGGAACCCGAACGCGGTTATTGAGGAGCGGCAAAAGCGGCTGTATAAGCGGCAGCTGACTGGCTTGCCCGTTCGGCAGCTGGTTCTAGATCACGCGGATCGTGAGGGTATCGCCGAAGCGACGGCCTGGCGCGACTGGGAAACCGTTTCCCTGTGGAATGAACAGGATTGGAGCAAGGATCGTGAGCGGATAGTCTCACGACTGCAAGCCATGCGGATGCGAGCGATCGACGCCGCTATCCGCAAGGGCCAGATCGGATCGGCGCAGCTGCTGATGCGAGATCTCGGCGCTGTGGTTGGCGAGGTGTCTCCCGAGATGCTGGCGCAGACGCAAGCCCCGAGCCTGTCTATCGTGGTGGAAGACAAGCGGCAGCCCTAGCTTCCGGGCTGTTCTGTGATACAATACGGGGAAGCTCACCACGCTTCCCGATGCTCAAAGCTGCCTCCTTCTCTCTGCTAGCGCTGGCCGCTTGCTCCACCGCTCCAGCCGTCTCGCTTGTCTTACTTGCGACTGGCGCAACCGTTTTGATCGTCGATCACAACCGCTAACCGCTCGCGCCTTTACCCTCCGGGACTGATAATCATTCTCATTCCCGGGGGGAGGGTTGCGGATTTCTGCGCCCTGGTGCGGGACCCTAGGAACCTACTGATATAACCCCAATTCCTCCTTCTGTTACACACCCGGGGGAGGGGTTCGAAATCCTGTAATACCCTAGAAGGTACCCGTCTACTACAGAATGACCCAAGCCGCTGGAACGCTGAATCTGAGATACGCCCAAGGGCAGGTATTTAGTAGCCGCAAACGCTTCAGAGTGCTGGTAGCCGGGCGAAGATTCGGAAAAAGCTACCTGTCATGTATCGAATTGCTGCGTGGGGCGATCGAAAGGCCGGGCGAAACATTCTTTTATGCCGCCCCTACATACCGAATGGCGAAAGACATTGCCTGGAAGGTAATGAAAAAGCTGGTCCCGAAAGCCTGGATCAAGAGCAAGAACGAAACGGACCTGAAGATCGAGCTGGTGAACGGCTCAACGATCGAGCTGAAGGGCACTGAAAACGCAATGGCCCTACGCGGCAGAAGCCTCGCTGGCGTGGTGCTGGACGAAGCCGCCTTCATGTCCAGCGAAGTCTGGTTCGAGGTGATCCGCCCCGCCTTGGCCGACAAACAGGGCTGGGCCTTATTCATCTCCACCCCAGACGGCACGGCTAGCTGGTTCTACGAACTCTGGCAATACGCCGACAGCGGCGACGACGACTGGAGCCGATGGCAATTCACAACAATCGACGGTGATAACGTCCCACCGGAGGAAATCGAAGCCGCCCGAGGCCAACTCGACGCCCGCACATTCCGCCAGGAATTTGAGGCGAGCTTCGAAAACCTAAGCGGCCTGGTTGCCGTCTCCTTCGGCGACGCAAATATCAGCACCGAAGTCGCCGACATTTCAATCCTCCCGTTGCTTTTAGGGGTGGACTTCAACGTCGACCCAATGTCCGGCATCTGCGCCGTCCTCAAAGACGACACCCTGTACGTTTTCGACGAAATCATGCTGACTGGTGGAGCCACCACCTGGGATTTCGCGGAAGAAGTAACCCGCCGATTCGGCGTGGACCGCCGCGTCATCGCTTGCCCGGACCCCACCGGCGGCGCCCGCAAAACCAGCGGCGTGGGACTAACGGACCACAACATCTTGCGCCGCAGCGGCTTCAACGTATCCAGCCCCAAAGCCCCCTGGAAAATCCGCGACAAGATCACCGCCGTCAACACCGCCCTCCTCGACGCCACTGGCACGCGCCGCACGTTGATCCACCCCCGCTGCAAAGAACTAATCAAGTCTCTCCGCACCCTTACTTACGCCCCCGGCACAGGACTACCCAACAAAAACCTTGGTGTTGACCACGCCTTCGACGCCTTTGGCTACTTATGCCTCCAACAATTCAACCTTGCCAAGCACGGCGTCCTCGGCCAAACCTCTTACCGCCTTTATTAACCCGAATAGACTGGAACAAATACCGCAGCGCGATGGCCAAAAAACCCACCAAAGCCCAGAAAAAGGTGGAAAAAGTGATGCGCGAATATGGCGCCGGCACTTTGAAATCCAGCTCGGGCCAAAAAGTGACTTCTCGCAAGCAAGCCATCGCCATTGCGATGTCTGAAGCGGGCATGGCACGCAAAAAACCGACCAAAAAGGGAGGCAAGAAGTAGTCATGCCACGCAAAAAACCCGGCGATCCCGGCCTTTACGCAAATATCGCCGCCAAACGCAAGCGCATCGAGGCTGGCTCGGGCGAAAAGATGCGCAAACCCGGCACAAAGGGTGCCCCAACCGCTGCCGCCTTCAAAGCAGCCGCCAAAACCGCCAAAAAGCCCAAAAAACGGAGCAAATAGCCATGGCCGCCGTCACCATCACCGACAAGGACTACTTCACCAACCTCGTCGAATACACGGGTGCCACCATGGACACCCTCGAAGACTGGATCGAAGTCCCCGCCGAATCCGCCAGCTACACCTTTGCCGCCGTCGTCACCGGCGCCGCCACCTTCAAACTTGCCCTGGAGTGCAGCTTCAACGGCAACGGCAACTGGTTCACCATCGACACCGCCAAAACCATCAACTCTGCTGGAACCTACGTCTATTTTTACGACGGCAAACCCGCTTCGCGCATTCGTATGCGCATCTCCCAAATCGACTCTGGCACCCCAGACGTCGTCCCCCACATCGCCGTCGCTTACCACGGTTAATCCCCATGGAACTCACCCCTGCAATGCTTGACGCAATTTTTGCCGTCAAGGGCAAGCGCAACCCCAAGCTCTGGGACCCCCGCTGCGCCGCCTACCTTGCCAAGACCGCAATCACCGCCGCCACCCCAAAAACGGCCAAAAAAGAAGTCGAGTTAGCCCTGGAACTCGCCGAAGAGATTATCAACTAAACTCAAACTAACCCCTACTTGATAAGGACCCGTGGCTTTCTATCGCGGCGAGGAGGGCTCCATCAGCTTTAAGGACAGCTCCGGTGTCGTCGCCGCAGTGTCCGCCACCCGCAGCTGGAGCTTCACCATCAACAAAGACACGCTGGACGTAACCGACCAAGGTTCCACCAGCCGTGAGTTTATCGGCAGCCTGCTTTCGGGCAGCGGCAGCGCCGAGGTCATGTACACCGCCCCTGGTTCAGGCGAAACCCTGAATTTCATCGACGACGTCCTGACTACCACGGACCAAACCGACGCCCAGTTCGAGCTCTACCTCGACACCTCCGGCACCAAGAAAATCACCTTCACCGGCATCATCACCAGCGCTGACTACAGCGCAACCGTCGGCGAACTGGAAGTTATCACCGTCAACTTCATCAGCTCCGGCGCAATCACCGCCTCCATCTAATAGCAAACACCCCTTGATTTAGGTCATAGACTGGAGCAAAGCGTTTTGCTCCGGTCATGGCCTTTTTTCGTGGCGAGGAAGGTTCCGTCAAGTTCGAAAATGACGGATCCACTGCTGTTGCCCTTGCATCTACCCGCAGCTGGTCCCTGACCATCAACAAGGACACGCTGGATGTGACCGACCACGGCTCCACCAGCCGCGAATTTGTGGGCGGCCTGATCTCCGGCTCCGGCACCGTGGAACTGATGTACACGGCCTCCAGCGCCGACGAAACCGCCGCCTTCCTGCAGGACGTCCTGACCACCGAAGACAACGCCAACGCAGCCTTCGAGCTGTACCTGGACACGAGCGGCGGCAAAAAGATCACCTTCTCGGGCATCATCACGAGCGCCGACTTCAGCGCCACGGTCGGTGAACTTGAAGTGGTGACCTGCAACTTCATCACCAGCGGTACCATCACCGCCTCCATCTAATCCAACTGGAGCGATGACGATCCAAACCGTCACGGGCAGTTGCGTCCACGTCGAGATTGACGGTGAAGAGGGCTTAACGCACGCCACCTTCACCTTCAAAACCCCATCTATCCCCGACACCCTGGGCTCCTTCATCAAGATGCTCGCCATGGGCATCGAAGTGCTGGTGCCCATCGACGACCCCGACGACGAGGAAGACGACGATGATTGAATACCGAGGCGAAAAATTCGCCGGCTACAACAAACCCAAGCGCACCCCAAATCACCCAAATAAATCACACGCAGTCCTCGCAAAAGAGAACGGCGAAGTAAAACTCATCCGTTTCGGCCAACAAGGAGTCTCTGGTTCGCCCAAACGGACTGGAGAGTCTGAGGCCGACCGCAAACGCCGCGAAGCGTTCAAAGCTAGGCACGCAGCTAACATCAAGAAAGGAAAAATGTCAGCCGCTTACTGGGCGGATCGTACAAAGTGGTGACTAAATGACCTACTCAGTACCCGGCCAGTTCCCCACCCACATTGTCGCCACGACGTATCAAAACGGCGGCGACAGCCCATTTATCCGCACTGCAGCAGTGCTGGACATGATGAAGGGCTGGGAAATCATGAAAGCCGTGACTCGCGGCACCGAATACCTACGCGAGAACAGCGAAGCCTTCCTCCCCCTGGAACCACGGGAGGACTACCGGGCATACATGAGCCGGGTAAACCGCGCTGTCTTTTCTCCTTACACGCAGCGTTTGATTCGAGCTGCTGCAGGTCTGATCCTGCGTAAACCCATCGCCCTTGAAGGCGACCCGTACTGGCGCGAAGTTTTTGCCCGCGACGTTGACGGCCAGGGTTCGGATTTGGACGAGTACGCCCGCCGCCTACTGATCTGCAGCCTGACCTACGGCCAAGCCCACACGCTGGTGGATTATCCAGCCCAGACCGAAATCCGCAGCCTGGCCGAAGAACGCGCCCTGGGCCGCCGCCCGTACTGGGTCGAAATCGACCCTTACAACATCTACGGCTGGCGCCTCGACCGCGACGCGGCTTATGGCACCCTGACGCAAGTTCGCATCTACGAAAAAGCGATTGTGCCCGAGGGCCGTTTCGGCGAAAAAACCTACGAACAAATCCGCGTCATCGAACCCGGCCGCTACGAGGTCTACCGCCAAAAGCAAGCCATCAAACCCCTCGGCCCCGGCTTC